GAGTTGGGGATGCAAAACAAAAGACACGAATTGAATTTCCTGGTAAAGTAGAGAGTAGTGCATTAACTTATCCTTTGTCTTTGAGAGATTCAAAGCAAGATAAAATGCAATTTAATATGCTTTTGTATGAACCATCCCTACCTGGTGGGGTTGGTGGTTCTGGTTTTGGTGTTAAAGACAGAACAAAAGACCTCCCTCAAAATGTAATTGGAAGAGTTTTCTTACCAATACCCAGTGGTATTACCGACACCACAGGTGCTTCATGGGGTGAGGGCGAAATGAGTGCCTTACAAGCTGCTGCAGCGCAGATAGCATTACAAGGGATTGAAAAGGGTTTGGCAGGCGCTGCTGGAGCAGCCAAGGAACAAATAGATAAGGTAGCAGGTAATAGTGCAGAGGTAAAAACTGCATTACAAAATATAATTGCTGGAGATGCAGCAGGAGTTCAGGGTCTTTTAACAAGAACAACCGGTGCAGTTCTTAATCCAAACCTTGAATTATTATTCCAAAAACCAACACTCAGACCTTTTGATTTTACATTTAAAATGTCTGCAAGAAGTGCCGAAGAAGCAAATGAGATTATTAGAATCATCAGATTCTTTAAGCAAGGTATGGCACCAATTAGATCGGCATCTAATTTGTTTATCAAGTCACCGCATACTTTCCAAATTAGATACATCCACGATGGCAAAGACCATCCGTTCTTAAATAAATTTAAAGAGTGTGCGTTAAAGAATATGACTGTGAATTATACACCAGAGGGAAACTATGCAACATTCCGTGATGGTAAAATGATTTCATATCAAATCACCATGAGTTTCCAAGAACTCGTACCAGTATTCAATGATGAATACCCAGAAGATAATGACACATCATTAGGTTTCTAAAATGGCAAATCCTTACTTCCGCAATCTACCCGACTTTGAATATGTCAATACTACTTCTGATGGAAGGAGTATATCTGATTATGTTACAGTCAAAAACTTATTTAAGAGAGGATATTGCCACCGAATCAACATTCTTTCAGAAGTATACGATAAAAGGTAATGATCGCCCAGATAATGTTGCCTTTGAAGTTTACGGAGACCCCACATTAGATTGGGTTGTATTACTCTCTAACAACATTATCAATATCTACAAAGAATGGCCATTAGATCAACAGGCTTTTGATGCATACACTGCAGAAAAATACCTTGATATTTTTACGGGGCAATCTGCTGATCTATTATTCAATGGAGTTCATCACTATGAATCTGTAGAAGTAAGAGATAGTAACGGAACAGTTATTTTCCCTGCAGGATTACAAGTTGATAACAATCAAGGTGTAACTTTCTATGATGATGGGTTACAAAAAGAAATTACTATCTCTAATGTAGCAACACCTATCACTAACTATGCATACGAGGAGAAATTAAATAATAGAAAGAGAATAATCAATATTCTTAAACCAAAATACCTTAACATCGTCTTCGATGACTTAGAAGAAATGATGCAATATAAAGAGGGTTCCACCCAGTATGTGAGTGAAACCCTTAAGCGTGGTGATAATATCAGACTATATCAATAATCATTCATCAGCAAGACGCTGGAAGTAAGACAGTGCATCATCTTCATCCTCATCCTTGGATACAACAGGAGCAGGTTTAGGTGTCTCTTGCTGGAGAGGGAAGTTAGGTTTGAATGATCCACGATCATTGTCCTCTTCTTGCACTTCCTCATCAAGGGTAGGACGAGTGGACTTCTGACCCAGGACAAGTTGCAGACGATTCTGCAGTTGCTCATAGGTTTTAAACTGGTCGGGTGCAGTAAGAGCAGCAAGAGAATACTGCTTCTTCCACAGTGCTTCCAGTGCATCGTCATCGTCAAGCAGAGGTGATACACGATCAAACTCAGACTTGTCGTAGTTCCAGTAACCATCCTTACGGACGATCTTCAGTTTAAAGTTAGCACCTTGCCAGAAGTCAAAGGGGTTGATGGGAGTCTCATCCTCAAACTCAGGTTGCATTGCTTCCATGATCTTATCAAAGATCTTCTTACCAAACTTGTAGAGGAAGACACGACCTTCGTTCTGAGGATTTGCTTTGTCCTGCACAACATAGATGTTGGCATAGTAGGACAACTTACGCTTTTGCTTACGTGCAATCTCTTTGTCAGACTCAACACCAGAGTTCCAAAGTTGACTGTTGTGCTCTGAAACAGGGTCTTTCTGACCAATGGTTGTCAGGGAGTTTTCAATGTACCATCCACCAGTGCTTTGGAAAGCATGGGTGTACATCTTTGCCCAGGGAAGTTCTTCTCCATCAGGTGCAGGCAGGAAACGGATGACTGCAAAACCATTACCAGTTTTATCTACTTCTGGTTTCCACAGACGGTCATCACCACCGCCACCAGTATTATTCATCTTCTCAACTTCCTTCACCAGTTTAGAGGTGAGAGAACCAAGACCAGATTGCTTTTTAAGATTTGCGAAAGACATAGGATTAATCGGATTAGTTGGATTTGGCTTGTGTGTACGACGCTATCATACTATACTCAGGTGTCACTGTCAAGTTGTTTTCTCATAACGTTGAGCATTTCTGACATGTTATCGAATACAGTATTCATATCAACATCTTTGGGAAGACCCATCATTTGTGCAGAGTCAGTGATTCTTTCTCTCATTTGAATTGCATCTGGGTCATCAGATAAAGACAAACGAGCATAAAGAATCTTCTGTTTTTCTATGAGTCTTTCTAAATTAGAAACTTGCTCTAATTTATCATCATCACTCATGTATGGAAAGTGCATGAACTTACCATAGACTTCATCTTGGAGTTCACTAATTTCAGTCATCTCTGACCTAACAATTTCAGAGTCAAAGAAACTCATAGGACTACCTGCTTAAGAATTTGTTTATAACGTTGTACATCAATATTTAGAAAAGGAGAATATTTTTTTATCCTCATGCTGACGGTTTCCCACACTGGGTCTTTAAGGTGGGAGTCAAAGTTCTCTCTGAATCCTAGAATCTTATCCAGGATTACTAGAGTTTCAATTGATATGTTTTTTCTAAGATATTCTTTTAGAATTTGTGGATGTCGTGTGCCATCCATGGCAAACATGGAATCAAAGTTACCATCACTGAAAAGAGATTCAGTTTCTTCTTTGAAGACATATGATAGTGATTGATTTCTTTTCTTCCACTCTGTATATCTACCCTCACCATCCTTAATCATTTCACCAATCCAAAGTTTTCCTGGATCAGTGCAGGTGATAAAGTTAGATACAAAAAATTCAACCACCTCTTGGTCTGATTTGTTTCTTGCCAACTTCTCAAACCAGAATCTATCTTTTCTTTTATAGAAAGATTGAACAGTCGCACGACTCTTACCACGATACTTGTGGTAATCATACTTGTCCTTGGTGAAGTGATTCTTCATCGACAAGTAACATCTGTAGGCATCAAACGGCATCATAAAAAAGTAATAGGGTCAATTTTTTGGCGGAAATTTTTTCGCCCCCTTTTGAAATTAGAAGACCAATTTTGCGCGAGAAGTCTTCTTCAAAAAGTTCAGTTCCATTGCTTCATATTTGATCTTTTCCTTCAGTGGTTTTGAAATCAATTTAGGAACAGAGTTTAAATCAATAGAATTAAGTTCACAGAAATGCACGATGGCATCAATGTAGTTCATATCTTTATGCTTTTGCACAAGTGTTTCAATCTCTTGCGCGAAACGAGATGGGCAAAAGAACTTGCTCTCAAATGCCTTTTCTAGTTCATTCTCCATCTTTTGACCCAGTATTGTGATGTACAAATTCTTTAATATACCTTACTAGTAATTTAATATAGTCTCCTTTATTCCTTTTGTCAAATACTTTAACCTCACCACCAGGAGTTACCATAATGGTGATTAGTTTTTTGACAGGAATGCCGGTCAGTTCGTAGTAAGCAGTGGCATAAAACATTTCTTGGACGAAATAGTTTTCTAACCACTCTTCGGGTTTTATTTTTTCTGAAGTCTTAAAATCGATGACTGCAAGTTCTCCTTCGTATTCAGCGATGCAGTCAACCCTACCTGCTAAACCAAGATACTCTGAGAACAGAGTTCTTTCTATAGCGTGTATGTTATTTATACGATCTAGGTATGGTGTAGCATGATGAAACATAAACTTGGTTAGAGGTCTAAACTCATCCCAGTCAATTTCTTTATTCAGCATATAAAGTTCAACCGCCTCGTGGAAGTCTGTTCCTCGTGTGGTTGCTTTCTTTGTGATGCGATTTGCTTCCTCGATGCCAACCCGTGCTCTCCACTTGGCAAAGATTTGTCTGTTGTAGAAAGAAGTTACCGACGTAATAGAAGGCACCCACTCTCCGTTCGGAAGATTGTAGAGACGGATGCCATTCTTTTCTTTCTTATTAAGTTCAAGGTCACCAAGATAATTACAATGAGTAAAATTCATAAATTCAAATCAAGTTTAGCAAGTAGATATTCTTTACAAAGACCTGAACGTACAATATCATCAACGCCGAACTCAATCATTTCGACTGATGGCATGACTCGTAGTATTCTCATAAAATCCATGATG